AAATGGAATAGTTTGACCGCGCAGGTTCCAAAGTATTGATAGTGTTTTCCATGTCCGTGAGAAAAGTTCCCGTGACAGCGTAATCAAAGAATCTGACTTGATAACCATAGGCATGGTTTCTTATGTCAATCACCAATTGCTGCGACGCACCGCCTGCCATATAGGCCTCGTTTGCCGCTTGGTCTGCGTTAGGGCCAAAAAATGATCCGGTGAAAATTGCCAAATAGGTCTCTGTGCCAAGCTTACTCGCGCCCAGACGCCAGGCTTCTACGTTGCTACCCGTGGTTTTTCCGAGTTCTTGAATCTGTGTGGCTACGCCTACAGGAGCATAGGAATTCACAATCACCAATAAATCCCAGAGAGAAATGGTGATGTTGGAACGGATTTGTCCAATCACGCGGTCAATTCTTTGTTGCAGGCTATAGTTTGCAGGCAAGTTCTGCCCGAATGTTCTTATCTCCCAATTAGAAATCTCATCTTGCGTGGCGCTTTGAGGAAAAATATTCTGGTAGACAATGTTCATCGCATCGTAAAGACCGGAAACCGCGCCTGCCACCGTAAAGTTTTCTGCCGAGGAAACCGAACCGCTTGGCGCCGTATTGACGTAGACATCTAGAGGTTGCTCGCGCTCTAGAATGTCAAAGACTTGGTCAGCGGTTAAAAATATTGGCATTTTAAAAGTCCAATACTGTGATGGTTCCAGGCAAAGCCACTTGATTTGCGAGCAAAGGATAGTTTTGAGAAGTTCCTGATAGAGCCACAACTTGTCTGTCTGTCAAAATCGAGAATTTATTTCCCGTTTGCACCGTGGTGGCAGACAAGTTTAGATCCAAATATTCTTCCATCTCGCTAAGCACCACAAAACCACTCGGGCCGAAAATTCGGCCACCCACCGGAGTGTGGTAAATCGAGCGCAAGATTTCGTTAGTCACTGCTTGAGCCTGAGTGATCGTGCCACCGGGGACGATATCTGCCGCGTGACCCTGCGCAAATTTTGCATAGACAGTGACATTCAAGGCCACCGAATTTGGACCGCTCACTGAAATTGAGTCCGTGAGAGGTTTAACCGATTCAATATAGTTGAACACCGAAGTCAAAAGCTGGTTCGTAGGCAAAATGGTGATGGGAGATCCCGTGTCGATGGCAGAATCAATGTCTGTGGTACCTGCGGTGATGAGAACTTGCACTGTGCCAAGACCAAATGGATAGCGCAAAACAGTGGCAGATACGACGCTCGGATCCGCTTGCAAAGCCCACTGCTCATAGTCGGTGACTGTTCCCCCGCGCTGCTTACTTTGCAATCTAAGAAGAATTCTGGTCACAGCTTCTTGAGTGGTTTCTACATCTCTGGCATCGGCTAACCCGGGCGGTAATGCCGTTCCCGTGCCGCTAATTCCAGGAGCAGATACCGTTAGAATGGTGCCAGTGTTTAGATTTTGATTCTGTCCTGTCAGAACGCTTTGCACAGGAATAGCGCCCGTAGGTCCAGATAAAGTTACAGAGGTAGTGGAGTTGTATTGATTTCCCGTGGGAACGTGAGTGAAAGGAGTGGCAACTGCAATGGTAGTTCCTGATACGCCCGTGACCGCAATATCCCCGACTGCCGAAGTTGGTTGAATAAATCCGCTGCCGAAAAGAGTGATCAGATGTTGCTCCACGGCATCTCTACGGGCATTCTGCGGGAAAACATCCGAAGAAATTGCCCGTATATCTGCATACGCACCCGCCACCACGCCGCCTACTACGCGCGAACGAACCCACCAATCCGAATCTGTTTGGTCAATATTAATTTCTGGTCTGAGAGCTGCCAAATTGCGCAGATATTCATCGGCGACTTGGCTAGGAGTTTTTATCGAGAGCGACATTTCAACAATTCCTTATCAGCCAATCGGCACAATGGTTACTTGATCTGCTGAATTCGAAGATTGCAAATAGGTTAGTTTAATTGCAGTTGAAAAGCGAGACTGGCTCACCAGATCCGTGCGCAAGGAAAGTATCCGGCCATCGTCTACCATCGGTTGCAATGCCGAAATCGCTTCGATTTGAGAGGTATTCGCTCCCGTAGTACTCGACTTTTTTGTCTGTTTGTAAAAATCGCTACCGTAAGACGCGTCTGGAGCATAGAGCCATTTGGTGCGCTGGACTTTCAGTCGGATATAAATCGGAGTGTCGAGACTGGTATCTTGCACCGCGTTGCCGCCGACGATTTGGTAGTCTTTCGTCTGAGGATTTATTTGCATAGAATAGGTCGACATAAAAACTCCTTAATCAATTGTGCCAGTCAAAGGAACCGGCGCTGCGGGTCCGGCCTGAGTAGTAGGAGAACCTGTAGTTATTATTGTACCAGGTTCAATTGTGGCAGTGACTACGGTATTAGCTACCAAGTAATTTATTATGGCAGTCGCCAATTTCATATTCGCATCATTTTGAATTGTTGGATTGGCTGCCGCGCCTTGCTCGGCGGTGATGGCCGCCGCCAGTCCCGCCGGAGTAATTGGCATTACGAACCTCCTCTTTCGACAAATGTTTCTTGAGATAAAATATTCGTCGAATTAGTACTAATATATTGACTTTTTAACGATTGTAATTGCGAAATAATTGTATTCAGGTTTGTTACAAATGCCAGAGAAGGTGCTGATGGATTTCCTGGAGTAGTGCAAATAACTAATGTACCAGGAAGCATGTCTTGTAAAAGTGCTACGAATTGATCAATCATACCGCCAAGCAATGTTGCTACTTGAGTTCCTAAAACTAAAGGCTCTGCAGCATCCTTAGAACCCAAAGTGATTTTGCTATTGCCTATACGGATATCTTTGCCAGTGGTCGCATTGTAAAGTGCGGCCTCACCGGGGTTTAAATCTTTTGGTTTCTTCTGATCCTTGTATGCAATCACAACTCTATTCCCGAGATGTTCACCTTGCCTAGCAACGATATTAAATGTGCCATCTGGTGCCGATGAAACGAATCCATATGGACTAACTACTGGGCAATCGGTGATGTCATCCATGCCAGGGAAAAGTTCTGAAACCGTAGCAGTGATTCCATTGTCTGCCTTCGACTTGGCCGCAAGAATCACATACATGCTCTTTTGAATTTCTTTTTTTATGAACCTTATAGTCTCAGGATCAAGCATTTCATTCCACCGTTGTTATTTGACCGCCAGGGAACACCGATTGAGATACTATCGTATTCAATTTGCAAAACGAAAGAGTCGTGAATTGCCCACGATCTTTACTCAATTTAAATCCAACTTCAAACAGATACATTTTCTCATCGATGTTCCCTCTGTCAGAAAGAATATGATAGACAGTGTCTATTTTCCATGGATGTCCTTGAGGATCTAAATGTCCAGGACTAGAAACTTGCACTAAAACTTCTTTTTGGTTTTGTCTGGCTAATTCTCGTTTAGCATATTCAATAATTGTGCCACTTCCAAACGAACTTATAGTTTCTGTTGCTTGTAAACTTTTTGCACTCGCGTCTTTGGGAATAGAAGTAATCACAGATTTTACGACGTGATGCCCTAATTTAAGCAAACGAGCAGGACCAGTAGCAGTATTTCTAAGAACTTGATTTTGATTTATTCCTAACTGCAAATCTTGTTCTGCGTAAATCCCAACCATTATATTAGCAATTTGAGTGGGAGAACGACTTATTCGAAAAGTAGTTACATTAGAGAATTTCTGTTCTTTGTGACACATAATTGTCCCAGAAGAATCTTGCGCAAAGTTAGGTCTACCAACTTTGATTCGACCATCCGGGAGCATCCATGCTAAACAGTTCAAAGGTTCTAAATAACGCTGCAAAGCAGCTAATTTAGATTCTCCAGGTTCAGTGGCAAATAGAGCAGCAGAAGACGCCATATCCTGCAACACAGCGCCTTGAATACGTGTGTTTTTTACCAATTTATCAAGAACTGATTGAATTTTTATCGTTTGACCGAAAATAGGCTTATTCTCAAATGAAATAGCATCTTGATCGTCTAATTGACCCATCAAATCTCGACCGTGAATAGTGAAAATCTCACCGCCTGACTCGTCAATGTCGAGATCAAACGTATCAATAATTCCTGTCATGAGATCTGTTTTGTTTAAACTTAGAGTGATAATTGCACCTGGTTCAATCAAATTAGAGGAAGATTCTAAATCCGGACATGCAAATTTAAATGTAAAAGAATCAGCGGGAACCAGAATATTTGAGTTGAACTCGTAATCAATAAAATGTTTGAATTCTATAGAATCCGGAGGCTTCAAACTACCTAAATTTATCTTACCAGGATTGGAAATCAATTCAGTTAAAGGCTGAATTTTCAATACTAACTCTGGCTGGTGTCCCAATTGATTTACTAATTGTTGTGTTTTCAAACCATCTGCTAAAGATTGCAGAGAATCCGAAATAACACTAGTTGGATTAGAACTTAAAAAACTCATGTCGGCACCAGCACTAGAGTTCCTTGAGGGATAAAATTGTTGCTTTCTAAATCTGGATTCATCAATTGAATGTCCGTCACATCGTTAGCCGTTACACCGTTGGCGAATGCAACCTCGCGAATGGTCATCAATCGAGGGGTAATAAATTTTACTATTAAATTTTTATTAGTCTGAAGTCCTGTCTGTAAAACAGATTTCAGGAAAATTCCGGTCTGTCTCAAATCCTGGATGTTATCGTAAAACTCAAGCGAACCAACGTCATCAATACCAGAGAAAACAAATCCACCGTCCTTAGATATTTTAACACCTGTGTTGCTGGTTCCAGAGATAAGACTTTTCACTGGCGCCGATTCATTCATTGCCTGAATCACTGTGGCCAAAGTGGTTAAAGCATCATTCACTTGCTTGGTCGCTGTCACCACAGCAATAGCCTGCAAAGTTGTTGGCTGCAAAAGTTGCAATGGCAAATTCGCAAAAGGATCGTTTGGACTTATCACCGTAGTATAGCGCTGTGACGCAATAGTTATTTTTCCATTTGCTCCTGTGGTAGTCGCCAAAGGACCAGGATTGCTAGTGCTGAAAGTGATTCCTGTTTGGTTTACTGGCAGAAGAGAAGAACTACCTACGTTTCCGTTAGGATTAAAAATGGCCTGTAAACTCTGCAAAGCCACTGTATATTGACTTTGAAACGTAGCAATAGTTTGCGCGATAGTATTTTTAAGTTGTGTTGCAAAAATCACACTGCCTTGCACTGCGGTAATTGCAGTAGAAATATTCTGAAATGCATTTAGAGCGTTCGACATTGCGGCGCTAAAGGATTGTAAAATATTCGGCGCTCTAGGCGTTTGAAATTTAGCTAGACTGAATGAATGTTCGACCATCGTTAGTCGAACAGTCATCGCCTTGTTTTGTTCGGAAGTATGAATGTTCTCATAGTCTTCCATTTTGCAAGAAACCTTACCTCTGACAGGGTGTTTCAATTCCCCTGGTTGAGGTCTTTGCAATTTCTCAAAAAGCTTTTGATAACCTTCTTTGTAATTGTCACCAAAGAAAACGACTTCGAGTTCGAAAGTTTCTGGCTTTCGTCCTAAATCGTCTGTGGTTTGACCATCTGTATAAGGAAATAAAAACTTTGCTAATCTGCGTCCACCTTTATCTGTGATCCTTGGGAGCGCGCCATTCCAATTTTGTTTGGTTTCAAAAACGTGAAAAACTACATCCTCAAAAGAAGCTTCGATGATGTCCCAATATTGAGGATCTCTGCCAAAAAAAGCCATGATACTTGCGGCGCCAGAAACGATATTAGACGCAGCGTTAAGAGCGGTTAAAGTATTTGAAACAACCGAGTTAAAGGTTCTTGGTGCCATTAGTATGAACCTCCTCTACGTTGTTCTTGAGTCGTTTTAACTTTGATATCAGGCGATTTTGATTCTACTTCAACTTTAACTTTAACTTCTTGCTGTTTTCCGCCTTGTTGCGCGTTAATTTTGTTTTGAAGCTCAGCATTTCTTTTGTCTATTTCTTGTTGTTTTTTATCAAGGTCGGAAAAAGTTTCTCCGCCAGTTAATCTCTTGCCGACGTCTCTTAATTTCTGGCCTGCATAGTCAATCACGCCACCTTTTTCACCGGAAGGAAGACCTACTTGAGGACCATATTGATTGGCTAATTGTGCACCTTCATATATTACGCCGCCTACCATTGCTGCTTGTCCAACGGAACTTGCGACTTTTCCGACAGCAGCTAAAGGACCCTGCGTTAAGGTGCCCGCAGAACCCGCGCGCTGGCTTATTTCGGAGGCATTTACCACGTAAACAGGTTGCACGGTTCTGCCGGTGGCGGTTTCAATCGTAGCTGCTTCCGTAAGTCCCGAAACCTTAGAACCAAACATGCCGCCAATTGCTTTGAATGCTCCGCCTGCAAGCAAAGCGGCAAGACCACCTGCGGCGACAGTGGTAGCAATCGCTCCTGAGCTTTTTTCAGAAGTCTTGGTCATTATCTCGGTGGCTTTTTGCGTCGCTATCGCCAGAGGACTTGCAAAAGCTGCCTTAACTTTATTCAGATTCGCGGCAAATGATTCTGCCAAAGTCATCGTAGTGTGAAATTGGTTACCCAAATTCCCAGTTGCTTTGCTGTAAATATCCAAAGCAGATTTTTGTTTGTCTATAGTGTCATTAAGACGCAAAAATCCTTCTGCCGCTTCTTCTGTTAGGCCGAGAGTGGTAGCCATCAAACGAGGATCACCTTTAAATTCTCCCAGGATTTTTCCTGCAGATGCTTTGAACTTTTCTATGTCAAAACCCTTTTCAGTGTAAATATCCTTGAAACCGCGTGACTCAAGTCCCATGCGAGCCACCGGGCTTTTTGAAAGAAATTCTTCTAAGAACTTAGTCGAGTTTGGACCCGCGATTTGTTGCTGAATTGCCAGTTGTCCTGCTGTTTGAGGAGATAACTTTTCTCGGAAATCCTTAGACATTCCTGTGAAAAGATCTTTCATGGATTGCAGAGATTCTTTTGCACCAATACCAGTAGAGTTAAAAATCTTCAAAGTAGCTGTGGCTAGGTCACGCATTTGTGCAACGTCATTAACGTTGCCACCCTTAGAGGTAATAGTCTCAGCCATCAGTTTGGCAATGTCGCCTTCTTGGCCTTTTTGACCAGTGACAGAACCTAATTCTCCTGCCGTCTTAGAATATTCTATAAGATTTTTCTGTCCTCTAACTTGAGTTTGGGAAAGTCCTTTGAGTGAATTAACCGCAACTTCACTAGACAATCCTATGTCGCCAAGTCCTTTGGTCACATTGGTTTCAAAAGTAGTAAAATCATTACTCGCAATTCCAAATACAGACCCCAATTTTCTAATGGTATCTGAAAGAGCGATGGTTTGATCTACTGTTCCTTTGAACTGATTAGAAATTTTAAGAGCGCCACCGATAGCATTGAGAGCCAAAAGAGCTTTAAAATCGTTCTTTATTTCTTCTGATATTTTGGCGGATGTTCCACGCAGACTAGAGAAAAAATCCTTAGTTTTTGTGGTTTGTTTTTCTACCGCATCACCAACATCTTCACCAACTTTTTTGAAGTTATCTCCGAGGCCATCGACGGTTTTTTAATCTTATTTAGTTCTTCGATGACTTGGTTTAAATGGCTTTTTACCGATAATGTAACTTCGCTAGCCATTTACTACCCCTTACTATGAACCGTTAATTCTAGATCTCCCGACGCAGCGGAATGAATTACCCACCAAGTGACTTGTCCTCGGGTGAGTCTTCTAGAATCAGATGTCGGCAAAGACTTGTTAGCTCCAAAAAAGATAGCTCGGTCACGGCTAAAGGGCTTTTTTTTAGCTGCTCTGCCAGTTCTTTAATCTCTTTTACGGTCATGAATTCAAAATCAGGATCTAATTTATCGCATCCTGCGGCGTATTGTTTAAATAGAAAATTTATCTCGCGATCGGTCATTTTACTGAGAGTGTATTCTGTGATTTGTCCCATCACATCGCTGTCTGGCTCAGGAGTGGAAGCTAATTGAAGAACCTTTTTAGCATATAAAGAACTTTCCGTAATGCGAGTTTGACTCGCCTTCGGCATACGATCCAATTCCATCGCAGTTTCATTGGTCACTCTCGTGGTTTCGTCCATAGTCAAAGGTCTAAGAAAAACCCGGAATTCACGGCAAGAAACCGGGAATTTGTTCTCCGTTCCTTGACGAATTAAAGCTAGATTGTCGATTAAGTGGGGGTTTTGCATTGCGGTTACCTATTAAGGAGTAAATGTAGAAATATCGAAGCTGACAGGATTTCCAGAAGCATCCAAAAGATCCAAAGCTCCCCAGTTGAAAGTAGCTTTGACTTCGGAACCCACACCACTTGCAGTATCAGTTGCGTCCTTTTGAAACACTCCTGTGGCTGTGAAAATAGAACTTGGAGCAGCTGGATCCGAACCAATTTGAAACACGATAGCAACCGAATTGCTCTCGTAGTTAATTGATTCAAATTTAGGTCTAGAAGTTCCATTCAATTCAGCCAATTCAGCAGTAATGTCGATATCCAAGTTTCCTTGTACGAAACCTCTGTTACGACCATTTGGTGTCATTGAGGGAACAACCTTGGCATTTTTATTTTGTTTCAAGGTGCAAGATTGAATGTCTGAAACGACTTGGCCGTTCACTTTTAGGAAAACTCTGTCACAGTATTTAACGGTCATTTTTTATCTCCTTACAATGTTATTTGGTCAAATTGCGTTGTGGCCGAAACCGTTGCAGCAATCTGCATTAGACCAGGAATTACATTCACTGGAGTAAACACATTGAAACGGAATCTGCTGGTCGGATCTCTCACTACAGAAAATTGTTTCGCTAATAGCTTGGTGTCTTGGAACATGTTCTGTGTTTCAAAATCACCAGCTAGACGCACCACTTCTCCCAAGAGATTGTTAGCAGTCTGCGCGCTTGCCTTAGCCTTTTGGAAATCTGTTTGTCCGAAGCGGCTAAACAGAGTCCGGCGCCAGTAGTAAAGCACCTGGAGATCTTGCACATCGTAGTAGCTGGTAAGTGGAGTTTGTCCGTCTCCTAGAACAGAAATCGCTGTGGTCACAGTGCGCACAAAAGCCACCGATCCACTTGGATTTGTCTTAAGAGGCGACCAACCTTTAGTGAGAGCCGTCTCAGATTCCAAACCACCGCCAACAGAAATCTTATCTGCCACTACTGAGGAAGCAGGCACGCCGCCGATGATTTGAGAGTTGAGAGGCAAGAATGGAATACCGTTTGCGGCCATTACTGCCGCACATGCAGAAGCAGTTTGCGCCACAGAGTAAGCATTCGAACCTGTGTTTCTAAACCAAACCAAGGAAAGATTTCTGGTATCAGGAGTTGGCAAAGAAGCAGGATTTGTAACCGAATAGTTACAAGCCACACCAGTGGTACCGAATTGTTGATTTGATCCACGGTTAGCGCCAGACATCAGCAAACAAGCCGCCTGCAATTTAGTGAGCAGAGTAGGGCTTGCTATAGGATCGTAGCTCATCACCGCAAAATCTGCAGAGACCGTTTCTAGAGTAGCAATGGCTTGGTCACTAGAACCAAAACCAGCGTCGGTAGATGCCAAAGGAATCGCTACCAGAGGAGGGAAACTACCGCCACCTGCGTTAGCCGCAACTGCTGCCACGACCATTTGTGCAAGTTCAGATCCGATTCCAAAATATCCTCCTGCTTCCACTCCTGCGGCCACAGGATCGGAAACATTGTTAATCGTGAATGCTTGGTATGTTCCCGTGGTTCCGCTTGCGGCGTGACCAATTAAGCACACGGTTTGCGTAGCAGAAGGCTGAGACAACGACGCGGCAAAATCGATTTCTACGCCGCTGCCTGGGGTTTTTTGATTCGCTATGGTCATATTCGTTACTCCTATTTTTGATCAATCGAAAAAATAAAATCTGAAGTCCCATCATCCTTGAGAGCCTTGATAGTCGTTGCAATCTCGCGCAGGTCACCCAGCACTTTTTTGAACGGCGAATCTTTTGTTCTGTACGTTTCTTCTAAGTATAAATCCCATTGTCGCAAATCTATGCGAAAATTGACAGCGATTTGGGTCAAAGGAACGATGTCGTCATTCCAAGCGAAACCCAAAGCCTTGTTGTAACGCAATCTCTTGCCGAGTTCATTTAGTCCAGGAACGTCTTCGGTCACTTCGTTGAAAAACTCTTGTCTACGAAACCGCTGTAAGACCGCAGCACAGAGAGTGTCAGGAATGCGTTGCAATTCTTTGCGGCGAATGTTTGCCGGGAAAATGATATCGACCGTGATGTCGCCGTTGATAAACCAGGACTCGAATTCTTTGAGGCCATCATCGTTGTAAACTCTGATAGCGGGAAGTTCACGAATGGAATAGTCCATGCGCTTGTAACCGTCGATCGACTCATCAAAGATCTCTTTAAACTGTTTTACTTTGCGCAAATTCTCGACAATTGAATACACTAGAAATTCAGCAGGACCATCAAAAAACGTGTTTTCTTCATGGTTTTTCTCTTGATATTTTAATTCATCAAGCCGTTCCATTTAAAATCCCCGCGATCATGCCGGTCACAGTCTCTTCAATTTCGGTTTTGTCTAGCTCAGTAATATCAGAAAATTGTCTCTGTGGAATCTTTACCCGTTTGGTAAAAATGAAATCTGGACTATCCCTGCCTGAAAGTTTGTTTGATTTTCTAATTGACTTGGCTGTGTCAGTGGCCGCTTTACCGCCTGGTAAACGAAACGCGAGTACTTTGGCATGCACTGGCACAATCACTCCGCCTTGGTCGTGGATACGCGCGTAAGCAATGTCAGTACCAATGGTGACCATGTCCATTTCATAACGCACGATAGAATTTGGATTGCGCTGTGGTCTAAGACCATCGGTCATCGGACCAATGCTTTTTCTGAGCACACCCTTGTCTGAGAGGATCTGCCCGTTGCGAAACTTCAATGGCGCCCACTTCTGTCTGCCGTTGTAAGCACCTTCTGCGTCAAAGATCATCGCTCGCTGGGTTTGCATAGTAGCCGCAATGACATCGTAAATTTTAGTGACGTTTTGTTCTAAGACTTCAGGACCGAAATTGGGGAACTTAAACTCAATGTCTACTAGACTCACCGGCCACCGCCAGGACGCAAATCGCCATCGTCTAGAGTTCCATTCCAATAATTATCGCCAGGGCTATTAATTCTCGTTGCTGGGTAACCGCCTTGAGGATGTTCGCTAGTGACATGAATCTCACCTGCGTAACCGTCGTCAGCCTCAGTATTCATGTAATTAAGCTGCAACCCAGGCAGAGGTGGATAACGAAAAGCGTTCCTGGAATTCGGTCTGATTTCTAAAAGTTTGTCTTTGATTTGTTTGTATCTAGTCTCTTGCGGTTCTTTATACTTGCTAGCGTCTACTATGGTTCCAGAACCAAAATCGGTTTCTAGAACCCTGCAGACTGCTTTTAATTCGCAGAGAGTGCGCAATGTTTCTTGCGTAGGCCTTGCTGGTAAATGCGCAAAAGGTTGGCCAGCGTCGGTAACAAAGGGTGCGGAGTATCGAGGGGAAAGATCGAGTTCTACCTCACCCTCTGCCTCTGAGACTAAACGTCTCAAAAGTTGAAGGGACATTTTGTTCTCATCCTTGAGATCTTCGGTGAAACGGACTTTGCCAATCAAGCGGATTTGCACATCGCTCTCTTTGATATAAATACCCATTTACCACCTCCAAAAACAATGCCGCAAAGCCTAAACCTCGCGGCACCGATTAAGTCGAAGAAACCCTCAACTCCGCCTCAATTCGCTTGAATTCTTTTTGCGCGAATATGTTGGTAGTATTTCAGATTCCTGGCCGAACTTTCACCTGAGTGATCCGCGAAACCTTGAATGGGTTTGCAAAAATCATGTGCCAGTTCTTCAGAAACTTCTAATTTGTCACCAGCTTTATAATGCTGATTGTTTGCGAACAACGGCGCTAGAGCTTCGATTTGCACGAGCTTCGGCGCAGCCATTCTAGTTTGTTTAGAAGCAGATACCATTTCAGTTTGATCTGGGTTTTGCATGGGTTTTTGTTTCCTTAAATTACTGTTGCAGTCAGAACGTCAAATGGACGGTCGATTTTAACTCCACCGTACACACCAGAGATGATGTCGATGTAAGGGTTGCCAGGTCCGCCCTTAGTGCCAGGAGCAATGTTCTCTTCGATCACCAAGAACTTTCCGAATCCAGGTTGGTCCACAGATCCAGAAGCCAAGTGACATCCTTGAACGAACTCGCCAATCTTATCGCCACCAGGGAGAGCGCATTCAAAGAAGATCTTGCCATCAGGAATCATGTAGATTGCATTGCCCACAGAGATGTGGCCATTAGCATCCACAGTTTCTTGTTGGTACCAGCCTTGATAGATCTCAATTTCTGGGCAACCAGGAATCACAAATTGCACAGCCTTGTTGATGTCGTAATCGCTGATAGCAACGTTTGCGTACATCGAAGTCAGGAACGTTCTGGTATTGGAGTTATCCAACAAGAAACGCGCCGTGTTCGGATTCATGAGGATCTTAGTGATTTTATACTTACGGAACTGAGCCAATCCGCCAGTGACCCAGTAACGTAGGTCAATGAGAGGCTGTGCTGCGTTGTTAGCAGTGATGCCATCCAAAGACCAAAGTCCACCAATTGGAACAGCGTTGTTTGCCGAGGTGAAACCATAAGCAAACGAGAAACCTTGGTAAGTGAATTGTCCGGTGAAAATCGCATTCCAACGCAGGAATTCAATCCGTGCTTCAAGACGACGATTCAAACGGTTAACGTCCTCTTCGATGTACTGACGCACTCCACGCTTAGAAAAGTCGTTCTTGCCAAGTTCACGCAAGAACAAAATCTTTTTCTCGTCATAAAGAATTGCTTCTTTATATGCGGGAGGTTCAAACTCTTGCACTCTGGTGCCAAAGCTTTGAGTGTACTGAG